AAGGGGCAAGGGGCGGGAGCCGATATATGAAAGACTTTGCAGAAAGCTTTTACAAATCAAAGGCTTGGAGAAAGCTTCGGGATTATATATATTACGATCGTGATCACCGAATATGCGTCCGTTGCGGAGAATCGGGAAAAATAGTACATCACAAAATATGGCTCACTGCCGAAAACATAAACGATCCGCTTATATCGCTTAACGAAGAGAATTTAGAGACTCTTTGCGAGACCTGCCACTCGATCGAGCATAACGGTCAAAAGCCTTTAGACGGAGAGCTTATGTTCGACGAAGACGGAGACATTACTCCGAATGATGCAAAGGTATACAGCGCTCCGCAATCAGAGCCGATTCCCGAAAGCCTCACGGATAGCGGTCTCGTATTTGACGAGGACGGGAACCTCGTAGAAAGGAGCGATCATTCGTAATGATAGAGTTAACGATCTACACAGCGCAAGGCGCTATTGCGTACACCATACACAAGACGTCGGATGACTTTACGGAGCTGCTTACGGCTGCGCTTGAAAAAGGTTACGTCGCCGTTGATACTATCGAGGGTTCAAGGCTGGTAATTAATCCGCTGAACGTGGCAGCGATCGAAATAAAAGAGCTGCCGGACGAACAGTAGCGGCAATTATCCCCCCCGGTATTGAATTTTATTTTTCTATTTCTTAGAACCGTCCATCAGCCCCTTTTATGACCGCCCCGGGCGTACATAGAGGGGGGGCTACGGAGAAAGGAGGGGCAAAAAAATGGCAAAAGGAAAGGTAAATAATTCGGATTTACCGATAGAAGAACGAATTAAAAAAGCGGAGAAAAAACTAAAGACTTTTTTCGCGTCATTAGATGAAGAAAGACTTAAATTCCTATCTGAGCCGATCCATCAGCTTGCGACGTCTCAGATTATACTGGAAAGGCTTTCCGAGGAGATCGCAAAAGGCGACGTTATCGAGCTTTTTGAGAACGGAAAGCAGAGAATGAGGCGCGAAAATCCCGCGCTAAAGAGCTATAATTCCACAATAAAGAACTATTCCGTGTTGTTAAAACAGCTCCTCGAACAGCTTCCTCAAAGCGAAGGCAAAGCCGCAGGCGAGGAGCTTATGGCGTTCGTTGTTACCGGAAACAGAGGAAATAAATAGTGAATTTCATCGAGGAATATTACTCCAAGATCGAGAGCGGCGAGATCGTTACGAGCCGCCGCGTGAAAAGGGTGTATTCTCGGCTTGTAAATGAAATCAAGCACCCAAAGGAAGGCTCTCCGTATTACTTTGACGAGGAGCTTGGAGAGCGCCCTATTAATTTTATCGAGCGTTTCTGTAAGCAATCCCAGGGAACTCTCGGAGCGCCTCTAAAGCTCGAACTTTTCCAAAAGGCTTTTATACAAGCGCTTTTCGGTTTTATAGAAAAAGAAACGGGATTCCGCCGCTTCCGCGAAACACTCTTTTTGTGCGGACGGAAAAACGGTAAATCAACGCTGCTGTCCGGTATCGCGCTGTATATGCTGGTGGCTGACGGAGAGGGCGCGGCGGAGATCTATTCGGTCGCAACGAAAAAGGACCAAGCGAAAAAGGTCCTTACCGAAGCCGTAAATATGATAAAGCAGAGTCCCGAGCTTCGCGCGGTCATAAAGAAGCGTCGTAACGATGTTTATTTTCCATACACCGCTTCGATCTTCGAGGCGCTCGCCTCTGACTCCAATACGCTGGACGGATTAAACGCTCACTGTGTAATCATAGACGAGCTTCACGCTATCCGTGACCGTAATCTCTTCGAGGTTATGAAGCAATCAACCTCCAGCCGCCGTCAGCCTCTCGTTGTTATGATAACCACGGCGGGAACAGTCCGTGAGTGTATATTTGACGATATGTATAAATACGCTTGCGACGTCGCTGACGGAATTATCGAGGATCCTCTTTTCCTCCCCATCCTATACGAGCTTGACGCTCGCGAGGAGTGGACCGATCCGTCAAAGTGGATCAAGGCGAACCCCGGACTCGGAGTTATCAAGCAGTATAAAACTCTCGCCGCTTTTGTTGAGAGGGCTAAGAATAATCCCGCGGATGTTCCCGGTGTGCTTTGTAAGGACTTCAACGTCCGCGAAAACAGCTCAAAGTCTTGGCTATCCTTTGAAGAAATCAACAACACCGCGACGTTTACTCGCGAGGACGTTTATAATACATACGCCATCGGAGGCTGCGACCTTTCGGCTACCACCGACTTGACGGCTGCGACCTTGCTGATACGAAAGCCAAACGATGAAACAGTTTACGTATTACAGCAGTATTTCCTTCCGGAGACTCGTGTAGAGCACCTGGAGGACAAAAACACAAACGAGGCGCCATATCGAATATGGGAAAAACGCGGACTGCTAACAATATGCTCCGGAAACCGTGTTAATTATTCGGACGTTACGGCGTGGTTTGTAAAAATGCGCGACGAGTGGAAAATCGATCCCGTGAAAATAGGTTATGACCGAGCGCTCGCGGGTTATTGGGTAGACGAAATGAAGAATAACAATTTCGTTATGGAGCAGGTAGCGCAAGGCTCATTTACCTGGTCACAGCCGATGCGCGAAATGGGCGCGGCTATTGCAGCTCATAAAGTCAATTACAATAACAATCCCGTTTTGAAATGGTGCCTTTCAAATACAGCCGCTAAAAAATCGGGACTAAATAATATCGAACCGATAAAGATCACCGACAAACGACGCATCGACGGTGCGGTCTCGCTTCTTAACGCGTGGGTGGTTTACGTTCGGGATTTTGAAAACTATATGTATTTTGTGGGGTAATAAGAAATGGGACTATTTGAAAAAATTTTCGGTAAAAAAGAATCGCCGCGAAACCTCTCGATATTTCAGCTCTTAAACAGTTATACGAGCACCTTTACGCCGTTCTCGGGTAATGCGTGGGCGGACGACAAAGTAAGAGCCTCGGTTGACGCTTTCGCTCGTCGGGCGGCGGTCGTAAAACCGAAACACGTAAGATTGAACGACGGAAAAGCCGTTGAAGTTAACGACGAGATAAACAGAATTTTGCAATTTCGCCCGAATCCTTATAATACGGCGTACAGCTTTTATTATCGATGTGCCGCGAATTACAAAGTATATAACTATGCTTGCGTCTTTCCCATTTGGGATGAAACGACCGGAAAGCTCAAGGAAATATACAACATCAACAGCCGAGCGCTTGAGCTTAAGGAATACAAGGGCGAGATATTCGTCTTATTCAAATTTGCAAACGGAAAGCAATACGCGCTGCCGCTATCTGACGTTGCTTTCGTCGGAAAGCATTTCCTCGACCACGATATTTTCCCATCGGGAAACAAGCCGCTGATGCCAGTTCTTGAAACTGCTAATACATTCAATCAGAGTATGAGCAAATTTGCGGAGCTGGTTTCCGTCATTCGCGGTACGCTTGAGGTTCAAGGCGGAGTTAAGGATGCTGACCTCAGAAAACGCCGCGACGATTTCATCCGAGATAATCTTTCGCTCGAAAACAACGGCTCCGGCGTTATTGTAACGGATAACCGATATAAATATACGCCTATGACGGATAAGACCGTCCCTATCCCCGATAAGCAGCTATCTTATATCCGAGATTCCATTCACGAGTATTTCGGAACAAACGACAAGATCGTAACCAACAAAGCAACACCCGAGGAAGAGTCAGACTTTTACATAGGCGAGCTTCGCCCGTTCTTTGTTCAGCTGTCGCAGGCACTTACAAATTGTATTTTCACTCACAAGGAGAGAGGGTTCGGCAATCAGATAGACGCAGATATAAACACCCTGGAATACGCAAAGCTTGCCGAGCGTCTCGCAGCCGTAAAATATCTTGCGGACATTGGCGCTCTTTCACTCGACCAGGCTCTTACAACGATCGGTTATCCGCCGATCGGAGGAGAGGAGGGACGCCGCAGAGTGCAAACGCTTAATGTGGTAAACGCCGACAAAGCTGATGAATATCAGCTGGGAGAGCCGACACCAACGGAGCCGACCGCGCCGCTTAATGACGATAACCAAAATACACCCGAAGAGGGAGAAGGAGATAACAAATAATGCCATTCAAGCCAAAAGAAAGAGAGTACCGTTCTTTCGGTACATACAACCTCGGAGAAAGCACCGAGGACAAAAACAAGCTCATAATTCGCGGAACCCCGGTCGTTTTTGATACGCCTACTTGTTTATTTGAGTACGACGGTATCAAGTATTACGAGAAGATCGCCCGCGGCGCTTTTGATAAAGCGGATATGAGCGATTTCATTTTCAATATGAACCACGAACTGACGCCTTACGCCCGTAACAAAAACGGCTCACTCAATTACAGCGTAGGAGATACCTTTGATATTGAGGCGATCCTTGACGGAACGGACGAAAGACACCGTCAGCTTTATGGGGATATAAAGTCGGGAAGAATTGACAAAATGAGCTTTTCTTTCAAGATTGCCGAAGCCAGCTACGACGAAGAGACGAGAACGCGCACCATCATACGCGTTAAGAAGCTCTACGACGTATCGGCGGTAACCTTCCCCGCTTACGAGCAGACATCTATTTCAGCGAGAAGCTTCTTTGAGGAGGAGTACAAAAAAGAAGTTCAGCGCTTGGAGCAGGAGCGCCGCAGAAAAGAGCTCATAATCAAAACATTACTTTAACACAAAGAAAGGAAATTCACAAATGAACGAGATCATTAAGAGAATGAACGAAATCAAAGCGCGCAAGGCAGCGATCCGCGCGCAGCTGGAGCAGAGATCCGCTGAGGTAGATCTCAATGCAACAGAGGAAGAGCTTCGCAACCTCGACGCGGAGTATAACACTCTTGAGCAGAGAAAGAAGCTTATCGAGGGTATCGGAAACGGTTCCGTACCCACAAATCCCGTTGAAAATCCCGCCGCTCCCGACAACAGAGGAGCAACCGAGCCCACCTTTACCCGCGATACGGTTCTTTCGACACCCGAATACCGTACCGCGTGGGCAAAAACCCTTATGAGACGCGCTCTCAATTCCACAGAAAAGAGAGCTCTTGACACCGCTATGACAACGACATCTACAGAGTTTTCCGCACCTACAGCGGACGCCGACGGCGTAAATAACGGCGGTCTGTTCATCCCCACCGGTATCAATACCGCTCTTATGGAGGCTATCGCCCTTGTTTCCCCTATGTTCCGCGATGCTGCGAGAACCGCAGTTCCCGGATTGCTCAAGTTCCCTTATAAGAAGAGCGCGACCGGCGCAAAGAACAAGAAAGAGACCGAGCAGAACGCGCCCGCTTCAATCGAATGGGCTGAGCTCACCCTCGGTCTTACAGAAATCTCCGAGACTATCCGCGTTTCCTGGAAGCTGGAGGCTATGGCAGTCGAGGACTTCATTTCCTACATCACCGACGAGCTTATCGAGCAGATACGCGACAAGGCGGCAACCGAGCTTATTTACGGCAACGGCGAGGAGCAGATGAAGGGCGCGACTATGGACGCTATCGCTCACACCTACGCAGGAACCGCTCTTGACGGTATCGGAACAGGTCTTGCCAAGCTCGGTAAAAAGCAGAAGATCGGCGCAAAGATCTACGTATCTCAGTCCATTGTCGAGGAGATCTCCTTCTCCAAGGATGACAACGGAAAGTATATCTTCGCTCCCATTAACGGCGTAGGCGTTAAATCCGTTTCGACTTATCCCGTCGAGGTAGATCCGTATCTTAATGACGGCGATTTCGTGATCGGTAACGTACACCGTTACTACCGTCTCAACGTCGTTGAGGACGTAACGCTCACGAAGGATACCTCAGGCGTAAAGAGAGCAAACGACTACACCGCGTACGCTCTTATGGCGGGCGCCGCACAGCCGAATACACTCGTTTACGGTAAAAAGAACGCGTAATCGGAGGGCTGAATAATGGCGGACACATATAACAAGACCGAGGTTTCACAAGAGCTTTTATATGCCGCCCGTCTCGCCGTTAGAGCAACACGAACAAGCGTATTTGACGGGGAGATAAAGGATCTCATTCTCGCGGCTCGCGCAGAGCTTACGAGAATGGGGATCCTCCCCGCCAAAGCATACGATGATACCGATCCGCTCACGCGGCGGGCTTGTATTCTCTATGTAAAAGCGGAGTTCGGGCTTGATAACCCCGACGCGGAGACGTACCGCGAAGCATTCAACACTCTCAAAAAGCAGTTGAGCCTATCGAGCGAATATATCGGGGGGTGAGGGTGTATGTATTGGCGAGACGTCGGCTATCTTTGCCGAGAAAAAGAAACACTTGATAAATTCAACCGCCCGCAAAAAGCGGGATTTTCAAAGCGTCAGGTCCTTTGTAATGAGAATGGTGTTAAGAGGTCCGAGTTTTATCAAGCGCAGGCGGCGGGCAGAAAAGCCGAGCTTTGCGTTGAGGTAATGGCTTATGAATACGAAAACGAGAAATATTTCGAATATGACGGCGTAATGTATAAGATTCTCCGTTCCTTTCCCGTGAAAGGCGAAAAACTTGAGCTCGTTTGCGAAGGAATGGCGGCGGGGAATGGCTAAAAAGACAAGCTCTACCGTTACTTTTATAGATACATCAAAAGAGGTAAAAAAGACCATGCAAGGGCTTTCCAAAACAGCTTTACGCGAGAGTGGCAAGGTGGTAAGAAAGCTTTTGAGAGAAAAAATAGCGTCATCTGGACTCGTACATTCCAACCGTTTTAAGAACCATATAGGAACGTGGGCGTTCATAGATAGGCAAACGGGGCAACCTCAATTGCAGGTGGGACTTTACTCTCACGCGAAAGTGATCAAGAAGGGTAAAAAAGCCTCTCACGCTTCTCCGCATTGGATAGAATTCGGAACACAACCTCATAAGATCGATTCGGACGGTCATTATATGCGCTATGAAGATAACGTTTACGGCTTTTCTGTTCAGCATCCCGGACAAAAAGCAACCCATCTTTTGCGCGATACGGTTCAAAACAATATCGATGAGATCCGCAAGGCTCAAGGGGAATTCCTTGCTTTGCTGAACAAGACGCTCGAAGAGGCGGGCGCAAAAATCTACGAAGGAGAGGAGGACGAAAGCGATTGAATGTAAATACTTCGGCGTTTATTGAAACGCTTATAGCTGAAATCAATACTATGCGCAAAGGCTTTACTTCGTATTATGACCGAGCCCCCGCAAAAGCCGGTTTTCCGTACAGCGTAGTAAGCGGGATCACCGCGTCAGACCTCGCCGCCGGTGATCTGTCTATGTTCGACGTCGATATTTGGACGGACGATAAACTCCCGACAGCTACAGAGGAGCTTGAAAGCATTTGCGACGATCTCCGAAACTTCCTTCACAACAGAATTATATCCCGAGAGGGAGTGTTCGCCGGACATATCAGCTACGAAAGCCGAGATCCCCCCGACGATCGGGAAAAAGACCTTTCGCACCGCCGCCTTGTTTTTGCGGCGAGATTATTTTATTATTAACAAGGAGGAGGCACAATGCCAAACGTAACAAACCTTACAAAACAGCAGGTCGAAAATATTCAGATAGACGAGGGACTTGTCTTTGTCGATTACGGCGAAGAAACCGAGCGTAAGCTCGCTCCCACACGCGGCGGCGGTGAGTTTAACGCCACCGTGTCGATACGTAACATTGAATTCGACGGCAGAAGCGGACCGACCAAGGGAACGCAGATCATAGAAGAACAGGACGCAACCCTCAAGGTCGTTACCCTTTGTATGTCGCAAGAGGAATTGCTTCTCGCTATGCCCTACGCTCGCGTAGAAGGTGAAGGAGCAGAAAAAACTATCAAAAACCCGAAATGCGGGGTTATCCCCGACGAGGCGTATTGCAAAAATATCACTATGTTTGCTAAGCTCCTTTCGGGCAAGTACAAAAAGATTACGATCTTCAACCCTATGAGCGAAAACGGCTTGACGGTCAAGGCTGCTCCCAAAGCCGAGGGCGAAGTTTCTCTTGAGATCAAGGCTCATTACACCCTCGACGATCTGAACGGTGATATTTGGGAAGTCAAGGACATTTCCAATATTGCAGCTGCAGCCGCCGCAAGCACCACAAACGCAACAGAACCCGCCGCAAGCGGTGATGATACAGAATAATAGGAGGAGCACAAAATGCTGAAGATCAAAGTTATTCCCGTACTTACCCGCATCGTCTCCAAAATTGATTTAAAGCCCGTTGTAGAGGCTTTAAAGAATGCGGATATTTTCAAAGAAGCCAAGAACAAACAAGACGCTCTCAACCAGCTTTCCGGAGAGAAAGCCTTAGAGCTCGGATTTGAGATTCTTCCCGCGATAACCGGTCAGCTCGGTGTGATCGGAGACGAGATTCCGGAGTTCGTCGCTCTCTACTACGGCATCAGCCTTGAGGAAGCGGGCGAAAAAGACATTTCAGAAGTATTCAGAGACATTGTTACCGATAAAGGTATCCGCGATTTTTTCTCCACTGCTCTACGGAAAAAGGTAGAGCACGCACTTTAAGCCTATTATCTAAATATTACGATTGGCAACTCGTCGCAGAGCTCCCGCTTTCAGCTCTCGGCGGGTTGCTTTCTTATGCGAAAGAAAGAGAAGTCGAGGAAGCCACGCGTCCGCTGTGGATAGCGCATTATACAGTACAGAAGATCGCGGGAGCCGATCCTATGCCCTATGATAAGTTCCTTTTCTCTGTGCTTTCAAACGAAAAGCCGACGGAAAAGCCGAAGGCAGAACGCGCTCCCGAGGAAATCGAGGCGGATTTCCTCAGACTTGTGGAAATCTCCAAAAGAAAGGAGGGCTAAAACGTGGCAAGTATATTTCAGCTTTTCGGACAGATCTTTATTGATAACTCCGAAGCGGATAAAAGTATAGACAAAACAACAGAGAAAGCGGAAAAATCCGGCTCGAAAATCGGGTCGGTTTTTTCTTCTATTGCGAGCGGCGCGGCAAAGATAGGAACCGCAGCAGTCGGCGCGGCGTCTGTTCTTGGCGCCGGCGCTTACGCTATGGCGAACTCTACCGCAAAGCAAGCTGATACGATCGATAAGCTCTCCGAAAGAACCTCGATAAACCGCGAGGAGCTTCAGCGGTGGATGCACGCTTGCGATCAGAGCGGTGTAAGCTCCGATGTACTTGAGCAAGCAATAAAGAAGGTATCTACCGCCGTCGAGGAAGCGGGCGGAGCACTGCAAGCCGGAGAGGTCGATACAGTAAAGCTCGCAAACGCCGAAGCCAAACTTCGAAACGCCAATTTGGCAGTCGAAAAAGCACAGAACAATCTATCAAAAGCGCAGATAGACTATCAAGCAGCAGTAGCCAAAAGCGGTAAAAACTCCGCTGAAGCACAAAAAGCTCTTTTATCACTTCAAAACGCCGAGCTTGCCGTCCAAGAAGCGACGAACAAAGTATCTGCAGCGCAAGCGGAATATAACAAAGCCTCGCAACCTCTCGCCGAAGGCACTAACAACTATATAGAGGCGCTAAATGAGCTCGGTTTAAAATATGAAGATCTCGAAGGTCTTTCGACGGAAGAAAAATTCCAAAAGATCTCAAATGCGCTCGCCGATATGGAGCAAGGTACAAAGAGGAACGACATAGGCGCAACTCTTCTCGGAAAAGCTTATGTCGAAATGCTTCCCTTGCTCAATGCAGGTGCTGAAGGTATGGCTGCTCTCAAGCAGGAAGCCGACGATCTCGGAATAGTTATGTCAGAGGACGCTGTAAAAGCCGGCGTCGTATTTGGCGATACCGTAGAGAACATAAAAGCGGCTTGCGGCGGTTTTATGAATATGCTTGGTAACGTGCTTATGCCTGTTGCTCAATCGGTGGCAGATTTGATTATAAAGTCGGTCCCGAAGGCGCAAAGTTTATTCGAGCGTCTTGCTCCCGTAATTCAACGGGTATTCGAGAACTTGCTCCCGTCACTATTTATGCTCGTAGAAGCGCTTTTCCCGCTCCTAATGGACTTTTTAGAGACATTCTTTCCGGTTCTTGAAAGCATAATTTCGGGGATTTTGCCGGTAATTATCTCTGTTATAAAGATGATTGTACCAACACTCTCGGAGCTTGTAGGTAATATTTTACCTCTTCTTATGGATGTAATATCGACTATAATGCCGCTCATATCAGACATAATCGGTACGATTCTTCCAAAGCTCCTTGCTGTGATTCAAAAACTTTCTCCCTACTTTGTGGAGATCATTAAAACCATTCTGCCGATCTTGCTTGAGCTGATAAGCGCTATTCTCCCGATTATTCTCGATCTTGTGGAACAGCTTCTTCCTATTATACTTGAGATCGTTGATACGGTTCTCCCTGTTCTTCTCAATCTCATTCAAGCAGTGTTGCCATTTTTAGTGACACAACTAGCCGAAATTTTGCCGTTCT